CTACCGATCCCCAAGGGAATTTCGGCGGCGCAAACAGGCAGCAAAATTAGCGTGAGTCCCTGTACTCAGATGCGGGGAGCAGACCACCTTCTTAGTCAGGTCACTGACACCTACTATCGCGTTCGTCGGGGTAGCAGTCTGGGCTGCGGTAAGTGTTATGAAGTGTGCATTGGGAAACTCAAGTGGAAGAGTAACCGCAGCATTGCCATTCGCGGCAGTAACAGCCCCCCCCCATTGCAAAATCAGCCCACTGGGCAACACCTGATAGCCAGAGCCGCCCAATAGAGACTTGAACACCCCTCTCGATTGGCTTTGGCTGCTGGTTCCGCCGGACGCCAGCCATACGTCGCTTACAACACTCTTGGTGAGCTCCAGACTGTCACCTGGTCCAACTTTGATGGTGGTACCGTCACCGTTAAACCGATCACCTGCACTGACGCTCATATTCGCTGTGTAGTTGCTGATGTTCATGAACCGCAGAACAGTCCCAGCTACACAGGACGACCCAGCTGGCAGTTGAATAGACGCGTCACTTGCAACCATCTGGAACACCATCAGCTTGTTCGCATGGTTAGCATTCAGGCTTGTGTTGCTGCTGACGACTACAACATCGGAAAAGGACGCTCCATTGGCCCTCACGAATGCAGTTGTTGCGACACTGTTGTTGGCGGAGAACAACGCTGGTGTGGGCGCCGTCGGATTTCCAGTCAACACAGGAGAGCTCCGGGGAGCCAATGGCGCAATCGCGGCCTGAACGAACGCAGTGGTGGCCAACTGCGTGGAGTTCACTCCAGCCGCCGCCGTCGGCGCAGTGGGCACGCCAGTGAACGCTGGGCTGTCGGTTACCGCAATATCCTTCCAGGCAGACCAGATCGGCGCAGTTGCCGTCGCGCTCCCGGTACAACTACGCCAGCCGCTGCGGCCACTATTGGTGTCCTGCACACACTGGATCGCCTGGAACACTCCCGCCTGTTCGCCACTGCGAATCCAGAACTGCACCGTCAGGGTCGGCGAGTACCCTGCCGGAATGCCAGTGGTCGTCGCAATGCTGCGATAGATACCCGTCGCCACGTTGGTGCAGTCATCCAGCGATGCATTGGGCCAGTTGAGCTGATAAGTGGTGCTGCCAATGCCGAACAGAGCCATGGCCGCGCGAACGAACGCAGTCGTTGCAACGCTCGCGTCACTGGATGCGGCAGCCGGCGTTGGCGCCGTGGGAACACCGGTGAAGGCGGGCGACTGCAGCCGCGCCAGCCCATTGGTAATGTTCTGGAAGCTCAGCGCCGTGGTGCCCAGGACGATCGCGCCATCGGTCACCAGTTGCCAGATGCTGTCGGCCTGGGAGGTGCCGCTTTCCACCACCACCGTCAGGCCCGGCGTGACTTCGCTGTTCTCGTCGGCATCGGCGGAGCGCTTCCAGGCGCTGGTCGCGGCGACATAGATGCCATTGTCGGCGGCGTTGCTCTGGTTCTTCACCAGTACGCGGTCACCGGCCAGCAGCGCAATCCCGTCCAGGGTCTGCAGGCCGCTGAGGGTGATGCTCGCGGTGGTGGCAACCCGCACCGACTGCTTGCAGTCCAGGCGGTTCATCGCACTGACGATGGCGCTGTCGACATACTCGCGGGTCGCCAGCACCACACTCGGATCGATCTTCAGCTCCACCGACGCGGCATTGCTGACGATCAGCACGATGCGCACGGTCTGGGTGCGGCCGCTGCCTTCGGCCAGTTGCGGTTTATAGGACGGCGCGCAGTTGGCGTAGGCGATCAACGCACCGGCTTCGTCGTACAGGCCCATCTCGCGGATCCACCAGCCGCCCACGTCTTCGGGGATGACCTGTTCGGCGATGATCTGCGCGCTGTTCGCCGGGTCGATGCTCAGGCGGTTGAGCGGCGCGCGGCGGACTTCGTTGACCAGCTGGGTGCGGCTGGCGTCGGGGGTCGGCACGTTGCCGCCGCCGTCGCCGAGTGCGAGCTGGGTGATTTTCAGGGTGGTGCCCAGCGCGGTGGCATTCGCCAGCTTGCCGGCACCGATCGTGGTGAGAAGTGCGTAGTAGGTTACTGCCATGGGTAGACACTCAAGCTATCGATGGTGTGTTCCCGGCCCGGCAAGCCGTGGCTGCCGATCGCTTCGATCACGTCCGGGAGGTAGGGGTAGACGGTGACGATGTCGCCGTCGTATTGCCCGGAGCCGACGGTGATCCGCCCCTGGGATTCCAGGCTGATATCCAGCCCGATGAGGTGCCGTGTGAGCGGCTTGGCGTCTTCGATCAGACGCTCCACCTCCTGGTACATCTCTTCGCTGATGCCGCTGTCGAGCACGCCGATGCGCAGGCGGAAGGTGCCCGGTTCGCCCATGGGCGAGCCCTGCCACCACTCGATGATCTCGATCAGGTAGCCCAGCGGTTCGATCACCCGCCGCAGCGCGGCGATGGTTCCCTTGTGCTGGTGGATGCGGAACGCCGCGGCCACCGCCTTGCGCTTCACGCCTTCGCTCCAGGCCGGGTCCCAGCGGTCCACCGACCAGGCCCAGGCGAGGTACGGCAGCAGGGCCACCGGGCAGCGCTGCGGGTCCATCAGCTCACGCAGCGGTACCGGCAGGTCGGCTACCTGCACGTCCGCCAGCGCGCGCTCCAGCGGCGTCGAGTTGAGCGGCAGCAGGCGGCTACTCATCCGAACCTCCCACGCGGATCTGATAGCCGCTGCAGTACGCCGCCTGGGTGGCATCGAGCACCACGTCGGCCGCCGGCTTGGCCAGTTCGACGCGCTGCACGCCTTCCACATGCAGTGCGGCGAACAGCGCGCTGCGGCGGATGTCGCGGCCGATGCGCCGCTGCGTGGCGATGTAGCTCTGCAGCGAAGCCTCGGTGGCCTGTTGGATCAGCTCGGCTTCCGGACCCGGATAGATGTAGAGCACGGCGTCGACCTGGTAGGGCACGATCGCCGCGGACTGCACGGTGAGGCGATCGCCCACCGGGCGTACGTCTTCATCGTTGAGCGCCTTGCGTACCGCCTCCAGCAGGTCCGCCGCAGCCGCGCCGTTGCCCTCGGAGGACAGCACGCTGACCAGTGCTTCGCACGGTGCCGGACTGATCGCCGAGACATCGGCGATTCGCCCATCGGCGCCGAGCGCGAAAGCCACATAGGCGTTGCGCGGGCCGGCCACCGAGAGCTGGTCGAAGGCCAGCTGGGTGCGGTTGCGCAGCGAGTCATCGCCCTCCAGCACGGCGGGAGTCGGCGGCGAGGTGGTCGCGTCCGCTTCCTGGATCACCAGGCGCTTGACGTTGTAGCCGGCGGCCAGTTGATCGAGGTCGCCCTGGGTCGCGTAGCCGAGCATCACGGCGCGGGCGGCATCGTTGATCCGGGCACGCAGCAGCAGCTCGCGGTAGGCCGCCAGCTCCAGCAGCTTGACCACCGGATCGGACTCCAGCGCCGCAGTCCAGCCCTCGCCCATGGCGCTGCGGAAGTCCGTCAGCAATTCCCCGTAGAGCGTCTCGTAGTCGAGGTTTTCCACCACCTCGGGAGCGGGAAGCTGGGACAGGTCGATCAGGCTCATGCCGCCACCTCCAGTCCGATCTCATCGCCCAGGTAAACACCGCGCAGGCGCAGCGAAACGCAGCCGGCGACCACCGCCGTCACCTGCACCGAACTCAGCCGCAGGCGCGGCTCCCAGCGGCCGATAGCGCGGGCCACTTCGGCCTGCACCGCGCCCTTCCAGCCTTCGGTCACCGGCAGGTCGACCATGCGCCGCAGGCGGCTGCCGTATTCGGGGCGCATGCGCCGGCTACCCAGCGGGGTGCCGAGGATGTCCTCGATGGATTGCTTCAGGTGCGCCAGCGCGCTCAGCGGCTGGCCGTTGCGTCGATCCATGCCGATCATGGCCGCGCCCTCCGTCGCTCAGGGTGCGCACGGGATAGATTGCCCATGGCAGGTCTCCAGAAATGCAAAGGCCCGCGCGAGGCGGGCCTGGGTGGGAAGTCGAAGTGACTTCAGTGAGTGTGGTGATTGCTGTTGCCGGCGGTGTCCATGATCGACCCGGTGCTGCTGATGTTGCCGTTCACCGTCAGCGCGCCTTTGATGCTCACCGGGCCAGTCAATTGAATGCTCGCGGCCGTGACGCTGACCGCGCCGGGGTCGATCACCACCTGGGTGCCGCCGACCTTCACCGTCGCAGTGCCGGCCGGCATCTGCAGGTCGTAGCGATGCGCCTGCCAGTCATAGCTGAGCACCGCGCCATCAGGAAAATGCCAGCTCTCGACTTCGCCGCGATTGTTCGGCGGCGCCGAGGCGGCACCGAACAGCCCCGGCACGAAGGTTCCCATGGCCGCCATGCCGGACGGGCTGAGCAGCACGCCCTGCTCGCCCAGGCTCGGCGCCCGCCAGTGCCGCGCAACGCCGGCGGCCTGGGCATGCCAACGCACCCAGGCGCTGGTCCATTCGCCGGAGCGCACGCGCACCCGCGCTGCGGCCAGGTCCACCGCCACCACTTCGCAGGGCATGACCAGGGCGGCGAGCATGCGGTCGTGTTCGGCACTCACGTAGTCCTGGTTCATGGCAGGGCTCCCGGATCGAAGTAATCGTCTTCATGGCCCGGCCCGGTCTGCGGGTCGAAGCCCAGCATGAGGCTGCCCGATGGCTGGTCTTCCCAGGGCCACTCGGTATCGCCCAGCAACACCGGTTGCTGCCATTCCACCAACCACACACGGCAGGCTGCGAGCGCCGGATTGTCGAGCTCCGGCTGCGCCTGGATGAAGCTCACCGGCTCCAGTTCCAGCTCCCAGTTCTGCGCTCGCAGCAGCACTGCCAGTGCTGCGACATTGCGCAGCGCCAGCGCTTCCGCTGCGGCGTCATCGCGCGCCACCAGGATGCGTGCCTGCAACCGGCAGATCAGCGCAGTCTGGCCGTTGCCGGGGTCCTTGCCGGGGAGCAGGCCGGCGTATTCCAGCGCCAGTGCGGGCAGCGTCGCCGGGACCTGTTTGAGCGGGCCGCGCAGGAAGGTTCCGATATCGCTCAATCGAGCAGTCAGCGCTTGCTCCACCGCATCGAGCAGCAGCGCCAGGGTCAAAGGTTGTTCAGACATTTCGTCTCCTTGCAGCTTCACTCCTGCCCGCGCTCGTTCGGCGGCAGTTCGCAGACACCCAGGCGTTTGGCCGCCCAGCGTTCATAAAGGCCGACGGCGATCTCCGCGCCGGCCGCCGCGGTCAGGCTGCCGATGGCCGCGGCCAGGGTCAGCGAGGCGTTGCAGGACATGGCGAGGAACATCACCGCCATGCCGCAGACGATGGAGGCGCCGGAGCGCAACGCCAGCCGTCGCAGCAAGCGCCAGCCGCCCAGGCCCGCCTTGTCGGCGCGCCACATTTCACCGCTGATGCCGCCCGCGACGGCGAGCAGGATCAGCCCCCATAAAGGCACATCGGCCAGGGTCTGAGGTTCGTTGCCCAT